TTTTTTAAAATACCATAATATTTCTGCTAAATCATTTGCAGAAATGATAGGTGTAACAGAAGGAATGGTGTATAAATATTATAAAATGGATAATGTTGATAGCCAAACCATCGAAAAGTGGGCTAATATATTGCGTATTCCTATTATGACATTTTTAGATGATAATACATACGAAAGGGCTACTCATAAAGCGACATCAGAAGATTTGGCAATGGGAAATGATAAAGATTATATTCATTTTCAAAATAGAAGATTATTTGGCGATTTATCTGGAAAATCAAGAGAATTGATTGAAGACGAATTTGAAAAAATAAAACCTAAAATAAGTTCCACTATTGGTGTACCTTATTATAATGTGGACTTTATCGGAGGTTTTGATTTAGTTATGAATGACCAAACTATAAATCCAGAATATCTTATTAATTTCAAGAAATACAACGAAGCTACATGTTGGTGCAATGTCACTGGACATTCAATGGAGCCCGAAATAACACATGGCGATATAATAGCTCTAAAGGAAATAGAGGATGCTTCTTTTCTACCTTATGGTGAGGTTTACGCTATTGTCACAACCAACAATATGAGAACTATAAAAAGGATAGGTCCTGCATCCAACCCAGATAGTTATTCTTTAATTCCAACAAACAGATCTCCTGAATACGGAATACAAGAACTACCGAAAAATATGATAAGACATGTATTCCATGTACTCGGATGTATGAAGCGATTATAAAGACAAATATGTAATCATCTATTGATTTCAAAGACTAAAATTTGAGTCATGAAAATTTCTAAAGAAGGAATCGCTATAACTAAACGTTTCTTTGAAGCTATTGATATGCTCAAAGCACAGAAACGCATTCGTGGGCTTAAAACATTCACGAGGAAGCACAATATAACTCGTACTAATATAGCAAATGTGAGAAAAAATCCAGACCGTAGTGTTTTGAAGCCCGAATGGATATATTATCTTGTTTATGATTATGGGATTTCATTGGAATGGATAATATTCGGAGAGGGGTCTATGTTTGAATAAATATTCTAAAACTTGTCTTTTGATGGTGCGTAATCCTTTGCTTTTGTCTGAAAATCAAATATTTATATATGTTTCTGAAATCAGCTTCCCAAGCTGAGGGTCGCGAGTTCGAGTCTCGTTTGCCGCTCGATGAAAACGGTCTCTTGAATATTCAAGAGACCGTTTTCGTTTCTGTTATTTCTTCATTCTCACTTCGTAGAGATCGTTGCGGCGATCTTTGA